CTATTCGGTTGACTCGTATTCAACATCCGTAAGCCTCACCTCAAGCTCTAGGCTCGTCGTGAATCCATTATTGCTCAGAGAGTGCATAACATTAGTAATTGTCCACGATTGCTCGTCTATGACGCGCTTAAAGCCTGAAACCTGCACCGGCATCTCCGGGTAAAGGTCTGCTCGCCCCGTCGCCAGCCTGATAGAAAACTCAGCAACCCCACGTTGCAGTTTGTCCCATTTGGCCTGGGCGGCTCGCATGGCCTGCGCTTTGGTTGAAAAAATTGTCGTTAGGGCAAACACGTTGTCATCCTCACCGACCATGTATTCACCCTCCCTGGCTTCCGGCGTCTTCACCGTTTTCTTCTTCGTTACCGGTTTGGCTTTGGGGTGCTGTAGCGCGCGTAAATGCTGCTCTTTGGGTTTGCGTTTTAACGCAACCTTTTGCTTTTGTGGTTTTGGGTCTTTGGTGTGCAACCATTTTGCCGTAACGCCGGTATATGCCCCACGGTCAGCAATGGAAAACTGATGGCGGTCGCCATCACTGCGGGTGATCGTGACCTGCGGAATGGCCTTTCCGCTGGCTGTAACCCCACGACCGGCTTTGAGTAACAGCAACTTTCCCGCTTTTACCGAAACCTCTCCGCCGTTTCGCTCGGCGAGCCGTGTCAAAAATTTGGCATCCGATTCCTGTGACTGGTCGATATGCGGAATTTTTATTCCGGCCAGCTCCGGTATAACGCTCGACGTCAGTTTGTTACGTGTCGCTATCGCTGCCACGATCTCGCCGAGCGTCTTGTCATGCCAGGACTCTTCCCTACGTGAGTTAAGCGTCCCCCGAAAATCGGCGCTACGGGCGCGGATTGTCACCGTATCTGGCGCGCCATGATGTTCAACCTCATCGACGGTAAAACTTCCCTTACCAATCAACGCAAAGCCTTTCCACCCGAGGTAAAGCGTCAGTACGGCACCGCGTAACGGCAGCTCGACCAGTCCGTCAGCATCATCAAGCTCGATGTCGAGCTGGTCGGCTTCGAATCCGCGATTGTCTGTCATGGTCAGGCTCATCAACCGATTACTGATGTTGCCGGTAATATCTTTGCTATCGAGCATCAGCATAAAATCGGGCGTCAGTACGCCACCCGCATTCATATTCAGCATATCCAGCATCAGCTAATCCCCACCATGCCAGCCACTGACGAAGCCATATTTCCCGCCTTGCCAATCAGTGATTTTGCCTGTTCGCCGATATCGCCATACAGCGCCGCAAGGGATTCATCCACGCGGGTGAGCGTCAGCGTAAAATCAATTTTGCGCGGCGTTCCGTCAGCAAAAAACAGGCTTCCTGTCTCGCTGATATTATTGATGACGTACATACCGTAAATTGTGCCGGTGCCATCCAGTAACGGCCAGGCGCGCCCCTGGTCAGCCATCAGGCGGATAGCCGTCATCGTCAGCTTTCCGCCGGTTAGCTCCGGGTAAAGCGTCCCGGCCAGGATGATTTTCTCCTCACCCGGCCCTAAAAACTGAAACGAATCTCGTTTCCCGACACGTGAATTTGACGGCCATCGATATTCGGCATCGCGTTGTAGCGTCTGGTGGGGCAGCGTCTGACGCATAAAAACAAACATTCCAAGAGCAAGCATCATAATCAGCTCCTTAATCGTGCATCATGCTGGCGCGGGCTTTGGCTCGCTTGTCGCGTTCATATTTTTCTAAGGCATCCTGCAACTGATTTCCGAGTTGACCGCCCGGTGCGCCACCCGGCATGTTGATTTGATAGGTTGGGCTACTCTGGTCAATGTAGGTACGACCGACGGGTGCCGTAACAGGCTGATAAGCCTGATACCCGCCAAGTGAGCTTGTCACCGGGATATAGCCACCGCCCTGACCAACCGACGACGCTTTTGATGTTTCTGCATCAATGCTGTTCGACTCCTTTTTCACAAGGCCGAGCTTTTCGAGAATGACATCGAGGCCACCGCGCAGCTTATTGAAAATATTCAGAGGTAACATCAGTGCATCGGCCAGAGCCTGACCGAAAACGATACCAACATTTTTGCAGCTATCGAGCGTCTCCTGCGTGGCCTTGACTGGCGCAATCAGGTCTTTAAACCACTGCCAGACTTTGCGCAATTTCTCGCCGAGGCCGTCAAAAATGGGGGCCAGTGGAGCGAACATTTCCCCGACCGGTGCAAAGGCGCTGATGATGCCTTCAATCACCCCTGAGAAAAATGCGCTGATGGGTTCCCAATATTTACGGATAAGCAGCGCCCCGGCCACAATCGCCGCACCGACGGCCACAATCGGCCATGTGATCGCACCGATCGCGGTTGCAATGGCACTACCAGCGACAGTAAAGACGGTACCCATCACGCCAGCGGCAGCAATAATGGCGTTAATCCCCATGACAACCGGCCACGCAACGAGACCAATGCCGCCGATAATACCAATCAGAGCCAGTGCGCCACCGGCAATGATGCCAATAGTTTCCGCTAACTCCTTGTTGTTTTTGATCCAGTCATCGAGCTTTAACACGTATCGCGTTGCTGTCTGAGTGAGCTGACGCAACGAGCTATCTTGCTGGTCGTAGAGGTCAGTACCCACAGCCTCATAAGCAGACTGAAACTCTTTGAAGTCACCGCCGAGGTTATCCTGCATAACCTTGACCAACTCCTCGGTTTTACCATCTGAGGCCTTTATCGTAGCGGTGAGTTTATCGAGCTTTCCACTGGCTGCCGCCGCCATCAGTACACTGGCAGACTTCATTGCCTCCTCGCCGAATATCGTTTTAACGTATTCTGCTTTCTGGCCAGTGCCGAGCTTGTTCCGCTCAAAGCTGGCCTGCATTTCTTTCAGAATGGTAAATAACGGGCGCGTATTGCCTTTTCTATCGGAGGTTTTGACGCCCAGCTCCTTGAGGGCATCGTATGCCTTGCCTGTTGGCGCCTGTAATCTCGTAATAACAGCCGCACCGCCGGTACCAGCCATTGACCCCCTGATGTTGTTATCATGAAGTGTGCCAGTAATCGCCGCTGCTTGCTCAAGACTCACCCCTGCATTTTTCGCCACAGGGGCAAGGTAACTTAATGAGTCACTCAACCCCTGAAAATCAGCGGTGGTTTTGTTCATCGTGGCTGAAAGAACATCACCAATATGCGCGGCCGCGTCATTAGAGAGCTGAAAAGCGGCTTTTGTCCCCATTAGCAGTTGCGCGTTTTCCTCCATTGTTTTTCTGTTCGAAAGTGACAGATTCAATGTTACTGGCGTCATGGCGGCTATAGCTGCGGCATCACCGCCACCTTTCGCGATAATAATCTGCGCACTGGCGGCATCATCAGCAGAGGCGGCAGTATTGTCGCCGAGCTGTCGGGCTTGTTTTTTCAAAGCCGTCATTTCTGCTGAATCTTTCGCCACGCCGAGTACTGCCTGCAACTCAGAATTTTTTAATGAGAAATCATAGCCCGGCACCATCAGCTTAACCCCGGCCATTGTTCCCGCTGTCGCGATACCAACCCCGGCAGCACCCGCACCGGCCATTTTACCGGCCATCTCTTTACCGGCCTGATATCGCTGCTTAACCGCGTTGAGCTTTGCCTGTTGCGCGCTGACGCGCGCCAGTGCTTCACGCTGGCGATTGAGCTGCAGCGTCGTTTCGCTGATGCTGGTTTTTAACCTACGCTCGTCTGCCGCCAGGGTGCGGGTATTAATTCCCGCCTGGCTGAGTTCCTGCCTCTGGCGTTGTACGGCCTGCCGCAAGCTGTTGTGTTTGAGCTGGAGTGCGGCGGCGCTTTTGCGCGCGGCATCCATTGCCTGCGCCTGCGCGCGCGTCGGCTGTTCCGTATTTTTAAACTGGATCGCCAGCGCGGCGGCTTCCTGCTTCGCTTTCTTCAGCTCCTGACCGGTAACGGCGAGTTGCGCACTGGCCTTGCGAAACCCGTCAATACGGGATGCCTGGCCATTCAGTTCACGCAGCGATTTTTGAGTGTCCCGGATATCACCAGACAGCGTTTTGCTCGCTGTCTGGATGGATTTAAACGGGCGGGTCGCCTGGTCAACAGCCTTGAGTAAAACCTGCAATTTAACGTCGTTACTCATTCGTGTTTCCGCTTCGCTGTAGCGCCTTTTCGCGCCAGGTGGTGAGCTCGGTCAGGCTCATGGGATATAACTCTGATGGCGGCCAGTGAAAAATCACCGCGATATCCGCCATCAGGTCATCGACCGACAGGTCTTTCGGGAAATTTAATCCGCCAAATTCGGCGACAAAAAACCGATCACCTTTGTTGCCAGCGCCATCAAATCGGGTAAATCCATCATGACGACATCCGACTCGGTAAGAGACGGGCTGGTCATACGCGGCAGCACTTTAATCAGGGCATCCACTTCAGAGCGCGCAACGTCGGCCAGGCTGACACCGCGCAGGGTTCCGGCGTTGGGCTTCATCAGGGTGATTTTTTCGATGACCTGCTCGCCGCGTTTGATGGGGTTTTCCAGGGTGACGATGTTTTCTTTGCTCATGAGTTGCTCACTATTTACGGATTCGGGGTTAACCGGCCAGACATGCTGGCCGGGGAAAAATTACAGGCCGATATTGCGGCGGTGCTGGTCGAGCCGGTCGACGCCGTTCACCTTCTCAATCATGTTGAGGACGTCGATTTCTACCAGCTCTTTACCGTTCATGGTCAGCTTGTAGTACGTGCAGACCAGCGATAATTTGCTGCTGGTATCCTCGCCCTGTTTGCTCTCGCCGTTATCGACTTCCTTCACCTTGAAACGGGTCTCAACTTCCACCGCCACGGTTTCGCCGGTATCGTCCCGCTGGTAAGAGCCTGCATAGCGCAGTAGCGTCCCGGTACCGACGGCACCATAAAGCGACCAGATCGCGTCATCAGGGAAACCGCCGAGGGAAATCTCCATCGCCAGCGCGTCATCGTCGAGGCCGAAATCGACAGGGGCCGAGCCTGACATCCCGCCGCCCCGGTAGTTTTCCAGCTTACGGGTCAGCTTTGGCAGGGTGACGGACTCGATAACGCCGAGATAGCTGACGCCATCCAGAAACGTATTCAGGTATTTGAGCTTGCGCGGCATTGCCATTGGTCAGGGCTCCTTAATTGCTGTTAACCGATGACACCAGATTCGCCAGGTATTTATCGGTAATTCGCTGGCGTAGCGTCAGGTTTTCGAGAGGGGGAACCGGTGTATAGTCGTAATCGATATACAATTTCCCGGCTTTGAGGGTCGCCGCGTCGTTGGCCGATTCATCAAACCAGCAGGTCGCATCGACGATATAGCCCGCCGTTTTCATCTCGCGGAATTTCGCATTGATACCCGCAACGATGTCCTTAATCAGCGTGGCAGTGATCGGCTTGTCGACCGCCCACATGTGACCAGCGGCCATTGTGTCAGCGATAACCTGCGCGGTGCGGGTGTAGTTCTCGAACAAGAACAGCGGATCATCGGAGCAGCAGCGGTTGCCCCAGAAGCGGAAACCGTCTTTACGAATGAGCGTGGTGACGCCAGCCTCGTTAAGCAGGTCGGCATCGGTGCCGGATTCCTGCAAATCCCAGAAGACCGATGCACTGATGCCGGTGACGCCATTCACGCCAACGTTTGACAGAGTTTTGTGCCAGCCGGTCTCCTGGTCGATTTTGGCGCGCAGGCCCAGCGCGCGGGCGGTCGCCCAGGCGGTCTCGGTCGCGTTAGCCGTGGTATCCCATGCCAGAAAATCCGGCCAGATAACCATCAGCTCACGCTGGCTGAAATTCTCGCGATAGAGCATCGCCTCGGAAATGTTCTTACAATCCCATGCGCTGATATAGCCAAAGGCGCGCAGCTTCTGGCAAATCGGCGCGAGAGCAGTTGCAACCTCAAGGGAGTCGAGCCCCGGAACACCGAGGATGCGCGGTTTAACGCCGGTGACGGCCTCCGCCGTGAGCAGTGCTTTCAGCCCGGTGTAATTGCCGTTTTCGTCGGTGCCGCCGATGATATTAGAGATAGTCTGCGCTTCAGCATCGTCGCCGGTACCTTCGGCTACGCGCACAACGACAATGACCGGTTTCGACTGATCGGCGATCGCCTGGAGGGATGCGGCCAGGGTGCCTTTTGTACCCGCTTTGGCGATGGCGCTTTGCACGCTGGTAATCAGTGCGGGCTTATTGAGTGGGAAGGTGGCAGCATCGGCATCGCTGGCCGTGCAGACCATGCCGATAATAGCCGTTGATACGGTGGAAATGACGCGGGTGCCGTCGTTAATCTCGACAACCTGGACGCCGTGATGAAAATCGCTCATCCGTTTAACTCCATGGTTAAGGGTGAGCATTATTTTCAATCGTGGTGGAAAGGGTGACGAGTCATCCCCGCTGTAACAGGGGTAGTACAACAGGAATGACCGTCACAGGTCAGGCAACACGACTCCAGCACATCAGCAGCGTGTGGGATTCCACCACACTGAACGATTTGCCCTCACCGAGGCTGGCTGTTTTGCCGCTGGTCGAGTGTTTGTGCGGCGGGATCGTGACTTCATGCTGATGGTCTTCTGCATAATCGGTATAGTTCCATCCCGTATATTTCTGGTTATCCGTTCCGTGGGTGGCGTCCTGCCAGGTATCCCCCGGCGCACCGTCTCCCGCCTTGTGCCGGTGCCTTCCGTTGCCCGTTGTCTTCAGTATCTGCTGTTCCTGTTCGCTGGTTTCGCCGGTCACATCAATCTGCACGGCAGGCAGGTTGGCCTGCTGGAGTGTAACGTTATCGCTGCCGCCGCTCTGCCCGACGTTCGAACCGTCAGCCTTGCCGACGCGGATCGTTTTGTTTTCGCCGGTGTACACCCATTGAGACCACGGCCAGCGCTCATTGGGATTGAGGTTCTGGTTAAAAAAGCGGGTGGTTCCCACCGGGTTATCATCTTCCCAGAAATCTCGCTTTGCCGCCGTTATCGCATCGGCAATCACCTGCTGAATATCCGTATCCAGCTGGCCCGCAACCTGGTCGGCATAATCCTTTGCCTCATTTTTCGCCCGGTTTACCTCATCAACCGAAGCAATAATAATCGTCGGGTCTGTTTTAAGCTCCACCGCCGCTGTTTTACTGACAGCTATCCACAGATTGATGGCCTGTAGTCGCCCGGCCCCCTCAGCCAGAAGCGGCTTATACACTGGCGGAAGACTGGCTACCGCCAGGCACTCCCCTGCATCGTCATAGAGCGCAGCCTCTCGCAGCCAGAATCCGCCTGTTTGCGGCAGGATTATCATTTCCGTGCGGATAACATTCGCGCTCTGGTCTGCAATGACTACACGGTTTAGCGGGCCACGATACACTTCATTCACCAGACCTGTGCGCGTTCTGTCCGGCTGCGGAATGATACCCGCGCCATCACCGACCGCCATTTCTGCAAAATTCACAGGTTCGCCGGATGCCAGCGCTTTTGTAAACGCCGCCTCCCCGTAATCGGTCAGAATGGCATAGTAATTCATGCTCACGCCCTCCCCTTACGGCAGCGTTGCCGGTGAGGTTGGAATACTGTCACCTGCATATTTGCCGCCTTCGCCAAAGTTAGCGCTGAATACCTGCTGTTCGGATGCCACGATTTCAGAAAATGACATCCCTGATGCGTCAATATCCACAAAGTGCAGACGATAAAGCACATAGGATTTACAGGCATTATTCACCAGAGCGCCAAACCCCGACGCCGCCCCCCATACCGGCAAATCCTGGTAATAAATACTGCCGGTGAAATCATTGCCATTTTTGTCCGATTGCAGACTGAACAGCGCCGGGCCAGCTGATACCGCGTTAGGCAAACGCCCCACAATCAAACGGTTCGTTGAAGGGGAAACCTGCGTCGCAATCAGCATTTCCGTGGTCTGGGTTGCCGGTGTGCCACTTCCCACCCGCGTGACCTGATAGTGCGCAAACACGGCAAATTTATGATCGTTCTGGTGCTCAGCGATGTACGGCATGATGCCCGGACAGGTAAACCGGCCACGGTGTCCCAGCGTCTGGTTTACCAGCGACACAATCCCGTGAACACCGCCGCGCGGCGTGCGTTCAAACTTAGCCTCCGGCGTGGCACCCGTGGTAATCAGCGTGCTATTCCAGCTAAACTCCAGCTCCGCCTTTGTTTTCCCCGTCAGGGTGGCGGCTTCTTTCCAGGCCAGATTATTCAGTGGGATGTTGTTTCCAACACCCGAAAAATCAAAACCGGCCGGAATTTCTGAGGCATCCATTAATGCCAGCGATCCGAGCGTCAGACCGGGATAGTCGAGAATAATCGGCAGTCGTGGGTCAGTGAAATTTGCGCCGATGAGTTCATTAAGCAGGCCCATAGTTACCTCATTTGAAAAAATAATTGTTCATCAAAATACCGGCGATGCCGTCACGCGCCGGAATAGATTTGTATCCGTCACCCAGGCTGAAACCCGGCCCGCCATAAGCCAGCGCCCGGCCTCCCGCCTGGCTCATGTGGGTGATATCAATCGCCACCTCTGACCATGTACCGCCGTTATTCACCAGAACATTTCCCACGGTGCCGCCTGCAATCCGCAGATAATAATCGGCGTGGTTGCCGCCGGACGGCAGGCCGGATGCGCTCCATGTACCCACATAGTGAATGTCGGATGTTGTCATCCCCCCTGGCAGCACCGAGTTATTGAAGAATGACCAGGGCAATACACCGAATCGTGCCGCCACCTGCTTTTCAGTCATGCCCGGATGCGTCGGGTCGATGGCATCCGTCGCAGCCGATAGCATAATTTCGTACACCACGGCATGACGGCCCGGCAGAATGCGTCGGTACCACTCCGCCAGCTCAAACAGGTATCCTGTTTCCGCAAACTGGTTTTCATGCTGGGGAAAAACCAGTCGCTCGCCGTTCCAGGTGGCCTCACGTTGTCCCATGATGGTCAGGAACAAACAGCGGATATCGCGCGCACCGGCCAGTGCCGCAATCTGCAATGACGCTTCACGGATTTGCGAGGCGTTCACATCGGTTTTCGGCTGATTGTTCTGGCCGTGCCAGACCGCAATCACCTGGCCCGCCCAGCGGTCTCCCCAGGAAAGCACCTCCTGCTTAAACATGCCCAGCACCTGGTCAGAGGTGGAGCCACCGTAAGAGCGCACCTCTCCGGTGCGGTTGGTGGCGGCGATAATGGTGCTTCCCGATGTTCCGCTGCCGAACATCGAATCACCGATGAGCAACAGCTTTTTACCCAGCCCGGTTTTCATCACAGAGGCAACCTGCGACGACAGGCGAATACCGACGGCAGTAGATGACTTGTCTACGCGCCGAAATTCCCATTCGTCAGCATTAGCGGTACACCTCAGGCTGATGCTTTTCCCGGCGGGAACCTGCACAGGGGCATCATTGGCAATCATCACCCATGCATTACCGTCAAACAGGGCATAGTCACCGGCGAGAAAATTATCTGTACCGACCACACCCCCGGCGGACGCCTGCCAGATGACATTTCGCAGGGGGCGGGATGGCATCCCTTCCGACGGATTAAATTCACCGGCATAAAAAAGCAGGTCAGCGTCGGCACCGACGGCAGCAAACTGCGGTTGCAAAAATCCGCCGCCAGCTGTCTGGAGAGTGAGAAAGAGCACCTTATCCCCGGCAGCAAGCGTCATGCCCGCAAACACGCCCGGCGCGGTGACTTCATACCAGGTGTCGTTTTTACGCGGTGCGCCGGAGCCAGGGGAGCGCTGGAGATTCCACCCGGTGCCATCGTATACGAGCAAATCACCGAGATAGACCTGCATTCCGTTCCAGATGCCTGGCGTTTTCTCTGACACGCTGGAGTTGGTGTTGTAAGCCTCATAGCTGTAGTAATCGCCCGCTACAAACTGGCCGGACGGCGTGACAATGGTCGTACTGGTCAGCCGCCCGCGACGACGCAGTGAAACCAGAGAGCCGGGGTTAAATGGGGTACCCTGAGCTTTCCCGGCGATTTTCAGACCAAACGCGCGACGATATTCAACCTCTGTATCGGTACGGTTTACCCCATACAGCGCCCGACAGGTTCGCGGTGACAGCGCCGCCCAGCCTGAACCATCCGCATCATTCGTCCGTGCGGTAACATCAGCCAGCACCGCGCGTACAGCATCGGGTGGAACATCAACCACATCCTGTGCAAACGGCAGAACGGCGCTTTTCAGTTCTTCGGTCAGGTTGTCCAGGGTAATCACGTTTTTACCAATGGACAGCAGCGGGATTTCAACCACGCCATTCTGTTTAACCCGCAGTGCGCAGCGTTTGGTTTTCGGGTCAACCCAGGCGAGTACAAAACCGCTTGCCGGGTCGAGTGTCACCGGCATTAACCCCTGTACCTCTGGCGCCAGTTTCTCCAGCGCAATCGTACCGTCACCCAGCTTAATCAGGGGTATTTCCACTTCTCCTGAAGTTGTCACCCGCAGGGCGCAGCGGCGGGATTTTGGATCAATCCAGGCGAGAGAATACCCATATGCCGGGTCGAGTTGTGTTGGCACCACTTCCTGTAAACCAAGATCGAGATTACTGTGAGAAATAACCCCCTTCTCAATTCTCAGCAATGGAGCAATAACTTCCCCATTTTTCGTAATTGCCAGTGCGCCGCGCTGCGTGACCGGGTCGCGGAAAGCAACAATATAACCGCTCGCCGGATTAAGGAACTCAGGAATAAACCCGGCATCAATAAATCCCTGTATTGTGGAGTAGCCAATAATATCGGATACCCTTTCCGCCACACCGTTATTATTTTTATACACCGTGAACGGTGATGTTTTATCGTCTGGATTAATCACCAGAAAATGCTGTTCTGCCGTTGTCGCGGATAAACCCGCCGCCGTTCCGTCGGTGTCATTATCGGACGCCCTGACCGTGACCATCTGCATTAAATCAGACAGAATAGCTTTCCCGGTCAGCGTCACCGCTCCGTTCGTATTCTTCGCCTCCTCAACCCAATGCGCTGGGTTGGTTGACCGGATGGAGAATACGCCTCCTTCCGGTATTTTCCCGGCAGCAATTGCTGCCTGCGCGGCCTCTGCACTGGTAAACGGTAATTCACCTGATTTTAACAGGCCATTGTAGGCATTAAGTTGATCACGCAGGTAGACTGTGCGGTCGGCCAGAATACTGGTCTGGACGTTAACCAGGCCATCATATCCCCCGGCCACTTTGTCACCGCGCTTAATTAGCGGAATTTCGTTTTCCCACTGTGCTGTTTCGCTGATTAAAGACATATCAGTCCCCGGAATATTGATAATTTTCGTCGTAATGCGCAGTGGCATCGTAATAAATACTGTCATCCGGCTTATATCCCGGCGGATAAACGGTAATCACATCACCATCAAACACGGCGGCACCAATATTTGCCGGACCAGATGTTGATGCTGATAACGTGAGCTGTGATATATGTCTGCTGACCGGTTTGGCATCACCAATAATTCGCTCAAGCTCGTTTATCATCTGCTCCGTGATGCCGATATCTTTGAGGTCAATCTCAAGCCGAAACGTCCCGGCGGGGTCGGCAACCTCCCACCATTCCTGGAGCGTCATGCTGTAGCCCAGCGTTTCAATCACTCGCCGGACGGCGGCAACAGTGCCTTTGCGTTGGTGGATCCAGAAAGCTTCACTGACCGCCTGCCGCTTTGCGGTTTCCGTCCAGGTTTCCTCCCAGCGGTCGACGGAAAAAGCCCACGCAAGGTATGGCAAAAACTTTACCGGGCATCGCCAGGGGTTCCATAAATCACGCAGCGGAACAGATAAATTGCTGATGACGGCGCACGCTTCGGCGGCTCGCTGTTCCAGCACCGACGACCCGGTCGCCATCAACGAGTTACTCATCGGAGCCCCCGATCACGACGCTGGTTTCGGTGCAGTACGCGGCCTGGGTTTTATCGAGCACAACGTCGGCCAGCGGTTCGCGTAGCTCAACACGCTGAACACCCTGCACATGCAGCGCGGCATAGATGGCAGATAGTCGAATATCGCGACCGAGGCGGCGCTGCTCGGTGATATAGGCGGTTAACTGCGCTTTGGCAGCGGCAAGAATCGGCTCCGTCGCCGGGCCGGGGTACACGTACAACACGGCATCAACCGCATAACTGACAATCTCGGCCGAGACGACGGTCAGGCGGTCACCGACCGGGCGCACGCTCTCATCATTCAGCGCGGTACTGACAGCCTGCAATAAATCATCAGAGGCCGTACCGTCACCTTCCCGCGACAGCACGGCGATAGTGACCTCTGCCGGGGCCGGGCTGTTCGCCGAGGCATCCGCGACACGACCATCGGCGCTCAGAGCGTGAAACTCATAGGCTCCGGTTGGCCCGGCGACACTCATACCCTCAAAAGCGGCCGGTACGCGCTGACGTAAATCGCTGTCGGATTCCATGACTGCCGCCACCGGCGGGATTTGGGTGTCGTCTCCGGGGGTGATGACCAGGCGCTCAACGTTATTATTTGCCGCGAGCTGGTCGAGGTCGTTTTTGATGGCATAGGCCACCATCCCGGCTTTTGCCGCCTCGTTGATACGCTGGCGTAAAATCACCTCCCGATAAGCATTCTCTTCCAGATATTTCACCAGTGGCTCTGACTCCAGCGTCAGCGTCCTGGCGATCGCTTCCTGCTCATCCTCCGGGTACAGTGAAATCAGCGTCGCTTTGCGCTCGGCGAGGATGGCTTCAAAATCCAGCGTTTCCACCACATCAGGCGCAGGGAGCTGGCTCAGGTCGATAACTGACATAGGTTCAACTCACAGGAATGGTTAAAGAAAGGCTCTCGCCGGTATCGGTGATTTGGCCTGTCACGTCGACGACCATCTGCCCGTTAAACTGCCGCGCTGTGGTGATGCTTGTCAGCCTGACGCGCGGTTCCCACTTCAGGATCGCCATGTAGCAAGCGGCCATAATTTGCAGCTCAAGCGCCGGGGTCTGAGGCTGGTCAATCATCTGCGACAACAACGAGCCGTATTCACGACGCATGACGCGGGAGCCGACGGGCGTGCGCAGAATATCCCCGATGCTCTGGCTGATATGGTCAACGTCTGAAATGCTTTCACCGGTCGTTCGGTTCATGCCGAGATAACGCGCCGTCATTTGGTGCCCTCCGTCCATTCGTCGCCGCGCCTGATGCCGCCGTGTCCGTGTTTATCCACCTGCACACCGTTGGAAGTGAAAGCGCCGCCGCTGTGCTCGATATCACCGGACATCTTGCCGCCTTGCTTCACCTCCAGCGTGCCGGTCGTCAGCTTGTTGGTGCAGACCACCTCCGGCGTATCGAGGGTGACGCGGGTCTCGGCTTTTACCAGCACCACCGGCACGCTGACGGCAACCGAATCGGATGCGGTCACATCGGCGGTTTTAATGCCGGTGACGGTCAGCGCGCCGGTTTCCGGCTCATAACTCATAACGGCACCGTCGGGAAAATCAACGTGCCAGGCATCCGCCGAGGCCGACGGCGCGGGGTTGTCGTCGGAATAAATACCCGGCAGCACAAAAGCGGTATCGAGCTCACCGCCCACGGCCAGAATCATCACCTGCTCACCTACAGAGGGAGCCCACCAGGTGCGCGAGCGTCCGGCCCGGTGCGTCAGCCACTGGAGCCAGTCGGTATAAATGCCGCCTGTCTGCACGCGACAGCGCCCGGCGTCGAGGTCAGTTTCGACGACGATACCGGTGCGGATCATGTTGCGTATCGCGCGGGCGAGTTCCTGGATAGATGCGAGAGTATTCATAGGGGAAAGGATGCCGCCGGGGTGTTCCGGCGGCAATCTGCGGGCGTTTTGCCCTGTCTGGCACAACGTTAATCGGCGAGGTAGTCGATAATGACGCTTTCCACAAGCTGCCGGTCATCTTCGGTAAAGCCCATGAGCTGGCGCTGTGGGTACTCGACGGCGGCGCTTTTTGGGGATGGCTTATCCTTGAGCCCAAGCTGATGCACGCGGGCGATGCGCTGTACTTTCCCGGTAAATTCCACCACTGCCGCGCTGTCGTTACCGGTCGCTTTCATATAGCGGTTGGTTCGCAGTTTCGCGAACATCTCGCGCTTAATCCGGCCTTTCTTTGCCCTGACGGGCTGGCGCTTACGCGGGGCAAATGGCGAACCGTCCGGGGATTTCTGCGATTTAATGCGCTGCTGTTGCCGCTGGCGCAGTTTCTTCGCAATGTCGGCGGTCATCCGACGCCGCCCGGCAGGAGAAAGGGCCGCGATCAACCCGGCGAGCTTGTCCTCAAAGGGTTTGAAGTCATTCATCCCATTTACTCACCCGTTCGCCATTACTCCACATCTCGACAGGGCGCGTCACTGGCTCCGGCGGTGGCGGCTCGGCGATGTTCTCAACGTGCAGCGCGCCGTCTACCTCTTTGACCAACGTGCGCTCGGTCAGCAACAGGCTGATGCTGACATCGAGGCTGCTGTCGTTATTAATGTCAGCGTACCAGGCAAATCCTTTTTTTCTCCCCTCGTCGGTTGTCATGATGTCCGGCTGATTGACCCGCAGCCAGGCCATAATCGGCACAAATAGCAGGTCAATATCGTCGGTGAAATCCGTGACCACGATGTTGAGCGTGTACCGCTTTTCAAACGACAGGGAGCGCGCCAGCGTCGCCGTATTGTTGCCATCGTCCAGGCGAAGGCAAAGCATATCGGGGTTGGTACGCAGTACCGGTACCGCATCAGTTAAGGCTTTTCGCAGACTGTTGGGCTTTTGCATCGATTTCATCCTGGCATTGTTTAACCGTATCGACCTGGATTGCGCAGCTTTTCAGGGCGTGTTCTAGCTGGCGTATATCCGCACTCAGGTCGCCATTAGTCAGCGGGTCGCTGCCTGGCATCGGGCAGGGGCTGACCTTCGGGCAGGCGTTGTACACAATCACCGGCGGCGGCGTTGGTACAGGCGGCGCGCTGGTGCAACCGGCGCACAGCATCAGGTAAATCAGCGCGATACCAGCGGCGAAACGCGTCATTTTCATTGAGTAACCTCGTGATGGTTTGTTCACGCCTGAAGGCCAGCAGGTTAGCGGCGGTGAGCTTATCCCTCATGGCAACCTGCGCCAGCTCTTTGCGCTGCGACTGCTCTGCGGCAACGTTGAGCTGATTTTTCAGCATGGTGATCGTGGTTTTCTGTTCGCCTGCGATCCGGTTTGCCTTTTCCAGCGAGCGGCTCAGGTTGTTATTTTCATGGCGCAGCCAAAACAACCCGGCCAGCGCCAACAGGCTTGCCAGGAGGATCACAATGATTCGGGACATAAACCAGCCTCCTCAATTGACTGGCGGCAGCTCATGCGCACAACCTTGAAAAAGCACATGCAAATCAGGTATGTCAGCGCGGTGAATATCCAGCCTGCACCAACAAGACAGGAAAAGGTAAACGCCAGCGTGAGAAGCCCCCACACCTGACGACCTTTCGACGGTGTTTTACAAATTAACCTTCTTAAAAGTTTCATGATGCTTTCATCAACTGGCTGAGCGGCCATCCTGCGACTCAGCCAGTGTTTATGGGCTAAAGCGCCAGTAAAACCGGCTCCGAGACTGACCAGACATCCCAAAAGCGCCCAGACAGCAACAAAATTTACCGCCGCGCTCATCGGGTTAATCATCCCCCAGAGAATCATCGCAGCTATCAGAACATCAATAACCAGCGAGACTAATTTCTTTTTCATTGGGTTACTCCCTTCATGCAATATGCCAGCTCCCGCGCACGGCGGTTCTCCAGCCCTTTATTTCTGGTACCGTTAACAAACACCCATCGAGTTAACTGGTCGCACGCCTGCCACCACTGGTGGCGCTTGATGTAAGAGACCAACGTCGAGCGACAGGCCGCGCCAGTGCCGACGTTAAAAGAGAAACTGACCAGCGCGTCGTAAACCGGCTGCGGCATAGTGACCGGCACGCAGACAGCGAGACGGCGCTCGGTGTTCAGCACATCGGCGACCAGATTTGCGGCCGCTTCGCGCTCGGTGATATCGCCTTTCGGTACTACCCCGGCAGTGTGGCCGATGCCTGACGTCCACACGCCTGCGCTGCACTGGTAAGGTGTCAGGCGACACCCTTCGAGGTCGGCAATCAGTGCCAGTCCGTCCGGCGAGGTTTTCAGCAGACGAAAATCAGGCATCAGTACCGCCAGTGCCAGCACTGCGGCCACACTGCAACGTTTAATGATTGATGACATAACTACGGCCTCTTTGGTGGTGGAGCCACAACAATGGGGCTAATGCGCATGCGGTTGAGTTCAAGAAGATAGCTTTTGCGGCGGTAGTACCAGTTGACTCCGACAGTCATAACTACGCCCAACACACCGAACCATGCGGCGAAATCCTGCGGTGTCATAGCGCCGAATGCAGCCAGCGCCACACTCAGCCAGTACGCGATAAATGACGTGATTTTTTCGATATTCAGTCCCACAGATTTACGGTCTCCGTGACAGGGGAGCTTTGAACGTCTGGCAACTCAACCACGGTGCCATGTGGCAGCACAGCGCCGAGTTCGGCCAGCCCCGGATTTGCGGCGAGCACCGACTCGAATACCCCCTCAGTGCGCCCGTAATACAGGGCACAAATCATGTCGAGCGTGTCGCCCTGTTGCGCGATGGCCTGCATCAGATTTGGCTCACGATGCAGCGGGGTTTGTCCTGGACGCGCGATACCGCCCAGCGCATGTCCCGCCACAGTTCGTCGACAGTGGTATCGATGCTGTCGGCTTTTTTGTCGCCTTTGGCGCTGGCATCCACACCGCGATAACGCTCGTAGAGCGTGGCGGTCGCCATTGAGGTGACAGCGCGCAGGTAATAGAAAATGCGCACGCTCTCGCCGTCGAGATCGTCAGCCGGCACGTCGGCCAGCTTGCTAAAACCCCCGGCAATCTGCTGTTCCCGCCACAAAAACAGCTCGGCATTTGTTTCAGCGATGCCGGTTTTGATGGCCTCACGCAGCCGGGCCGGGGCGACGGTCTGCTCAAGGCGCATCCCTTCACGCACGCGTTTCGGGTCGATGTCAGGAAAGAAAAACGTATTTTTTATCACCGGCTCATCGCTGGCAGGCGGCGGGATGACCACCACGCCACCCGGCTGCGGCTCATCGTTCTTTTTAATAATCAGCGTCGTCATGACTACCTCTGAATAGGTGGGCGGTGGACGCCGGTTTCAGGTCGGGTAAATCACCCTCATCGACCGGCGTGCCGCCCTGGCGCGGGGCGCATTCTGTTAACCGGCGGTCTTTTTCGGTCGGCCACGTTTAGCCGGTGCCGTGGTTTTCACGGCGCGCGGCGCTCTTACCGGGGCTTTAACGACCGTTGCCGGTTTCGGCTTCAGCTCTCGCTCAAGCCGCTCAATGTCTTTTTTGACGCCTGCCTGACAATCGAGCTGCATCGCTCGTTTGAGGTGGGCCAGCGCGTCGGCAGGCTGTTTGTTGTCCCGCAGCACCTGTCCGGTGATTTTGTGCAGCTTTGCGCGCACTTCGTCCGGCATATCGGCGGAGGCGGTCAGCGCCAGCGTGTCGAGCAGCTGGCTGATGACGACCGGTTCACCGGCGGCATGGGCTCGCATGGCGGCGAGCGCCACCTCTTCGGTAAACATGTACTGCGGCGGGCGGCGGTGTTTGCCTGGCATGGTCAGACCGTACTTAAACGCGTAGCGGGCAATATCCATCGCGCCGCCGATATCGCCGACATCAAGACGCCACAGCATGACGGTCATCACGATGTCATCCTGCGCGCCTTTGCCCTGTTCCAGCACGCCACTGACCCACGGCAGATAGAACGGCAGCAGCTCACGCTTTTTCGCGGCTTTCAGCTCTTTACCAAAGATGGCTTTTAACGTGCGTTGGTCTGCGGCCAGCTTAACCAGCATCTGCTCGTAGGCAGTGGCATGCCGCAGCGGGTTGTTTTCCCGCTGCGCGGTTTCAATGGCCGAGACCCGCATCATGTGACGCTGTGCGGGACTCGTCATCAGTTAGCCCTCCGGTTGCGCGGCAGAGAAATCGCCCAGCTTGATATTTTCGATGAAGCACCCGGCGGCATAGGTTTCGACCACGTAATCGATGTTCATCGATTCGTAGTTTTCCACCTGGTCGAGTTTCGGGTTTTCGATGATGGAGCGGCGGTGACTTTCATCCATGAAATAGATGGACAGGTTATCGAGACGCGTCACCATAATCGCGTTCGCCGGGAAGTACGGCACACGCACGGCGGGCAGGTTGCCGATGCGTTTCTGGCTGATGATGATGTCAGCCGCGAGCGATTCGCTGTTGGGCTGGTCTTTGTTGACGATCGGGAAATATTTGTCGGCCAGCAGCTTACGACCCACAATCGCCACGAGTTCCGAATCTTCCTGATAAATCTCGTCAATCAGGTTGTCGGTTGCATCTATGACCAGCGCATCGAGGTTAACGTAATCGCCGTTTTTACCCACGCGGATAACAGCGGAAACCACGCTCCCTTCCTCGTCGACGATTTTGCTCATCACGCGGGTCGGCGCTTCATTACGGTATTTCTGCAGCCAGCCGACGGCGACGTCCTGCAGCATCGGATGAGCGGCGCGGTCAGAGGTTTCGGCGCGCTCAACGCCATTGAACCCGGCCATGATGAAATCGAGCGCCTGCCGCTGGATGATGGCATCGCGAATACGGCGCTGGAAGTCCTGGAAGCGCGCCCACAAATCCAGCTTTTTATATTTAAAGTGGAAATCAAAGTTGACCTGATCGCACTCGTACTTGTTGGACTCCAGCGCGGTAAAGTCGGCGGTTTTACGCTCCTTGCCGCTGTTGGTGTCCGTGGTGCTGGCGATGGTGCCATTGACGCCGACGCCAATTTTTTCACCCTTCAGCTCATCCACCGGCACGATATTAATTTTCTGCAAAAAGGCCGAGGACATCTGCACGGTGTTCATCATGGTTTGCGTGACGGACGGCTCGACGGAGAATTTTTTACTCACGTCGTCCGGGTCAATGCCGTTCAGCTCGGCAACGCGGGACATGTAAGCATTGAATTTAAAACGGGTTTCCTGACGCATAGTCTTTCCTGTTGGGTTAAATCGGGTTGTCTGACCGGGCAAGCCTGTCGCCCGGCGATAAATTCACGACCGTTTAGCAGTCGGTCAGCAGCTCATCGCCACCGCCACCGGTGGAGAGCTTGCGGCGTGGCTGCGTGGTGCTTTCGGTTTTATCCAGCGACGTTTTTAACTGGCTGAATGCCTGGCTGGTCTGGTCGGCCTTCGTGGTGACGTCCTTTTTCAGGGTCGCAAAGGCATTTTCCAGCGTGGCAAGACGCTGTTCAGTAGCAGTGAGGTTTTCCTGCACATGCTCACTGACGGTCGTCACGGCCTCATGCACATCCTGAAAACGGGCGTCATCGCTGGCCTGTTTGCGGCTGAAGATCGCTTTCACTTTGTCGCTCAGGGCGGTAAAGACATTTTCCGCCTGGTCTTCAAACTCCAGCTCGGCGAGGGTGGCGACGGAAATCAGGTTGCCCGGCTCGGCTTTGAAGCGGTTGAGGGGGTTAAATTTGGCACCCCGGCAAAATTCGAGGTATTCGGTGCCGAGGCTGGCCGGGTCATCGGTCACCGCCAGGCCGACCAGGTAGCATTTACCGCTATTGGCGAAATTCGGCTGAATTTCCATTGAGGTGTAGACCTTCTGCAATTTTTTATTCATTGCGATCAGGTCATCGGTCGGGGTGATTTTGGCGAACAGCGCCAGCTTGCCTTTCAGTACCGAATCGTCGTCAATCTTTTCAGACTTCAGTTCAACCACATCGCCGTAACGGCTGAACGGGCCATCCGGCAGGATGCCTTTCAGATGTTCGAGGTTAATGCGGCAACCGTAGACGCGGGGGTCAAAGGTCTCGGCCATTTCCTGAATATCCGTCGCGCTGATAACGCGGCCGTCACAGGTATCGCCTTCGACGCCGATGCGAAACCATTTTGAAACTTTTTTTGCCATTGTCAGGAGTCCTGATATCGGGTTAACGGGTCGGGGTTAGTTTCCCGACGTCGCCGCCCACCCGCCATCTGTCCCGGATGGCTTATCCCTCACACAACAGCACCTTAGCGATTCGCATCACCCGTTTCTTTAGCCTTGCCCTGTATCAATCACGGCGAGGCATCCATGACTATCACCACCGACACCACTTTGTTAAACGACCCGCGACGCCAGGCGGCTTTGCTGTACTGGCAGGGGTTTTCCGTGCCGCAGATTGCCGAAATGTTGCAGACCAAACGCCCGACGGTGCAGAGCTGGAAGCAGCGCGACCAGTGGGACGAAACCGCACCGCTTAACCGGGTCGAAAGCACCCTGGAAGCCAGGCTGATTCAGCTCTATGCAAAGCCCAACCTGACGCCCCACGATTTCAAGGTGGCGGATTTTCTGGCCCGGCAGATGGAGCGCTTTGCGCGCATTAATCGCTATGGCCAGACCGGAAACGAGGCTGACCTGAATCCCAACGTGGCCAACCGCAACAAAGGCGACCGCAAAAAGCCGACAAAGAACTTTTTCAGCGACGAGGCTATAGAGAAACTGGAAGAGATTTTCTTTGCAGAGTCTTTCGAGTATCAGCTCCGCTGGCACCGCGCCGGGCTTGAGCACCGCATTCGCGACATTCTGAAATCGCGCCAGATTGGGGCGACGTTCTACTTTTCCCGGGAGGCGCTGCTGCATGCGCTGAAAACCGGCCATAACCAGATTTTTCTGTCAGCGAGTAAGACGCAGGCGTATGTATTCCGCGAGTACATCATCCAGTTTGCCCGCCGTGTCGATGTTGACCTGACCGGCGACCCGATTGTCATCGGCAACAACGGCGCAAAGCTGATTTTTCTCGGCACCAACTCAAACACCGCGCAGAGCCATAACGGCGACCTGTATGTCGATGAGATATTCTGGATCCCCAACTTCCAGAAACTGCGCAAAGTGTCATCTGGCATGGCCTCACAAAGCCACCTGCGCAGCACCTACTTTTCGACACCTTCCACCCTGGCGCACGGCGCTTACCCGTTCTGGTCGGGGGAATTATTCAACCGTGGCCGCGCCCGCGCCAGCGAGCGGGTCGACATCGATATCAGTCATGACGCGCTCGCCGCTGGCGTGGCATGTCCTGACGGCCAGTGGCGGCAGATTGTCACCATTGAGGATGCGCTCGCCGGGGGCTGTACGCTGTTCAATCTGGAGCAACTCCAGCGCGAAAACAGCGTCGACGACTTCCGCAATTTGTTTATGTGCGAGTTTGTTGACGACAAGGCGTCGGTGTTCCCGTTCGAGGATTTGCAACGCTGCATGGTCGACAGTCTGGAAGAGTGGGAAGACTTTGCGCCGTTCGCCGACAACCCGTTCGGCTCCCGCCCGGTGTGGGTGGGATACGACCCGTCTCACAGTGGCGACAGCGCCGGGTGTGTGGTGCTCGCGCCGCCGGTTGTCGCCGGTGGCAAGTTCCGCATTCTGGAGCGTCACCAGTGGAAAGGGATGGACTTTGCGACGCAGGCCGAATCCATTCGCCAGCTCACCGAAAAATACAACGTCGAGTACATCGGTATCGATGCGACCGGCCTCGGTATTGGCGTCTTCCAGCTGGTTCGCTCGTTTTATCCCGCCGCCCGCGATATCCGCTACACGCCGGAAATGAAAACCGCGATGGTGCTGAAGGCAAAAGACGTTATTCGCCGCGGCTGTCTCGAATACGACGTCAGCGCCACCGACATCACCACCTCGTTTATGGCAATCCGCAAGACCATGACCAGCAGCGGGCGAAGCGCCACCTATGAGGCCAGCCGCACCGAGGAAGCCAGTCACGCTGACGTCGCCTGGGCGACCATGCACGCGCTGTTAAACGAACCGCTGACCGCTGGCAGCGGCCAGTCAACATCTTCCATTCTGGAGTTCAACTAATGCGATATGAATTTTCTGGCCTGCAAGCCGCTACCTTAAAAATCCTGCTGTCCGATATGGGCTTTGAATATCAACGGCGCTGGTTTATTTCACAAAAACGGGTACGCCACATTACCAAAACTCGGCAGTGTGGCGCTGACTGGTATTTCTCACTGGAAGCACTGATTGACGCCATCGAGACCGGGCGCAGTCAGTATTTCATTGCCCCAGATGAAGGTAACTCACTGTCAAATAACTGCCGATGGATGATTCACTTTGCCCGCCAGGCTGGCGTCAACATTGCCCCTGATGACTCAGCCATCCGGCTGACAAACGGTGCTGAAATACAGTTTCTGGGCGAGCAACATACCCTTGCCGCGTGTAACGGTAACGCTTACGTCAGTGAATACGCCTGGGCTGACAAACCGGCCAATATGTTCAAAGTGGCGAAGGGTATTTCAGCCTATGAAAACTGCCGATTTACGGCTTATACCTCACCCTCGCCAAGTGATGAGGCTTACGCGCTTTGGTCTTCTGAAAAACCAGATCACCAGCAGCGACTGTCTGCATATTCAGCGCTTCAACAAGGCAGCACTATTTTGAATCTGCCAGACATTGAGGCCGAATTTTCAAAAGAGGACTTTAACATGCTTTTTTCGGCTATCTGGCCGCAGGAAAATAGCGAGGTAGCCAAGTGAGCAAGCAGAACAAACGTCAGCGCGGCCAGCAAAACCGCACTCGCAACATGAAAGACACCGCCCCCCAAAAAGTGGAGGCGTTTACCTTTGGCGAGCCGAGCGCGGTGCTCGATCGCCGCGACATTCTGGATTACGTGGAATGCGTCAATAACGGCCGCTGGTTCGAACCGCCGGTCAGCTTTAACGGGCTGGCGAAAAGCCTGCGCGCCGCCGTTCATCACAGCTCGCCGATTTACGTTAAGCGCAACATTCTGGCCTCAACGTTCATTCCGCACCCGCTACTGTCACAACAGGACTTCAGCCGCTTCGCGCTTGATTTTCTGGTGTTTGGCAACGCGTTTTTAGAGCTCCGAAAGAGTGTCACCGGTCGCCCGCTGAAGCTGGAGGCGTCACCGGCGAAATACACGCGGCGTGGTATTGAAGATGATGTCTACTGGTGGGTGCCGTCATTCGACCAGCCGCACCCGTTCGCGCCGGGATCCGTATTCCACCTGCTGGAGCCTGACATCAACCAGGAGCTGTACGGCATGCCGGAATATCTCAGTGCGCTAAACTCCGCCTGGCTGAATGAAGCGGCGACGCTGTTCCGTCGCAAGTATTACCAGAACGGGGCTCATGCGGGTTACATCATGTATGTGACGGACGCCGCGCAAAGCGGTACCGATGTTGAGGCGCTGCGCGATGCGATGCGCAGCTCGAAGGGGCTCGGCAACTTCAAAAATCTGTTTTTCTACGCACCGCACGGAAAACCGGACGGCATAAAAATTGTGCCGCTCAGTGAGGTGGCAACGAAAGACGATTTCTTCAATATCAAAAAAGTCAGCGCCGCCGACCTGCTCGACGCTCACCGCATCCCGTTCCAGCTGATGGGCGGCAAGCCGGAAAACGTCGGTTCGCTCGGTGACATCGAGAAGGTGGCAAAGGTTTTTGTTCGTAACGAGCTCATACCGCTACAAGACCGGATGCGCGAGGTCAACGCGTGGGCCGGTCAGGAGGTGATCCGGTTCAAAAGTTACACCCTCGACACCGAAAGTGACTGATTTCCGCCGCCTCCGGGCGGCTTTTTCTTACCCCCACGCCTGACCGCCTCAGAAGCCCGCCAAGCCCTCGGACGCCCCCGCACCACCCACCGACACCCTCGCGAACCCGCGCGGCGTAGCGACGCGCTCAGGCTGCGAAAATAAATGCGCAAAAGTACGCTGGCGCGCAGTGCTTTCCCCGCCTCGCCTGCCCGCTTCGTGGGTCGGATTTAATGCAACTGCAACATGTCATCGGATCCGCGCCAGCTCTGGCGGCGATCGTCAGATTATGAGGGAAAGCCTGCATGCAGAATGATGCACTTAATGCATGCACAGCCATAAGGATGGAAATTATCGGATAAAAAAGGGATTTTCTAACGCCTCGCACAAAGCGAGTTGTTCAACCCCGACGACGCAAAAAGCCAGTTTTTGCGCCATCGCGGTTAGCATGTTTAACGCCAGCTTTCGTCTTCCCATACTTCCTGAAGGATACCGTCCAACGCTTCACGGTCTGACTCCTTATCGAAACCAAGTAGTTCGACGCCAGTTACAGACCCTTTCTTAACAGTAACCCGTGTGGTTGGAAAAGCACATCTCACCTTACGTGTTAATTCATTCTGGAAAGCATCGACTATCTGCTGACCTATTTTTTGTTCTTTATCCAGCGTGATATTGATTCTCATAATCTATTCAGCCTTATAGAAAACTTCTTCTTCGGGTTCTTTATTTTCACTGTTTGCAAGGTCAGCAATGAGAGACAGGGCGAGCTTGAGTTCTGACGGTTTGCAGTTTGCAATCAGAGACACTTCGGCGATGAATTGCACACAAGCCCATTTTTTCTGTCTTTGGCTGAAATATTCATCAACCATGAAATCCCTCCCACAAGTATCACTGTATATCCATACAGTATCACGTATGAGCAAGGGATTAAAAGAAAAATTATCAATCGTGATTAGTCTGTATGTTAATGAAATCGATGAATATTAAATGTCATCTCTGGTGCTGCTTTGCTGCTAACCCCGCGACTCGATTTAGGATTTGTCTGGCCTGCGCCTGGTGTGACGGTGCTGCCGGGAAAATTTCACCAGTTGCAGAACCACGGCACCATTTGCCATTTATGCAGCTTTTTCCACCGGCAATCAGGTGTAAGGCCTCACCCCGGCTGATGGTTTCGCCGGTCGTGAGCTTAATCGCGCCTATTGTTCTGTCAATTGCTTCGCTTTGTTTATCCGTTCCGTGGACAAAATCACGCCCTATGACCTGTTTTTTATCCCTGAGTCGGGCCGTTAACTTACGCCTTTCACTTCGACTCAACGGTTTGGATAAATCCAGCTCCGGCGGATCGCTCTCGCTTCCCGTACAGTTATTGACAGAACTCCGAGAGGGCGCAGGAGCGCCCTTAACGTCAACGGCCAAATCAACGGCACGCTTCGGCACAATTTTCCACTGCGTTAGCCGGGTTAAAATCGGGGTGTCAGCGCCGACGGCGGAATCGTACACGCCACGAATGCAGATAGTTTCCTCACCATACTGGTTAAACTCGGCGCGAGGCTCATACAGCGTGCGCACCTGCAAATCGTCGCGACGGACAAACGGGCCACCCTGCGCATTAACGTAACCAGCCCAGTCACCGGCGTCAGCGGCATCATGGACGGCGGCAAATTCAACGCTCAGACCGTGCGCGGTCTCGGTGTCAGCGAGACGACGCAATTCACGGTAGACCGTCACCGGCGCGCCGCCAATAAACTGGAATTGACGGATGTGCCAGCGCGCCGCCCATGCTGATACGGCAGGAGCTGTATCTTTCAGCAGTTCACCGCTTTCGTCATCGGTTTCGCCATCAAGAGCATATCCGTCGATATTTTTCGAAATGTATTTAGCGACATAGCCGGTAGCGCTACCCTTCTCCGGGTCAATAGCTTCAGCGTGGAAACGTGCTTTTTTGGCTTTATCGCTTCTCAGTTCGTGGCGGTCTTCCTCCCACGCATAATCACGGATGATGAGGCGAACGCGCTCGACGTCCTCCGGCAACATGAACATAAGCATGTGCCAGTGAGGCGTTCCGTCGTGATGGGGCTCGGCGACGCGTATGCCGAAAATGCGGATTTCTTCCCGGTGCAGCTTGGCGCGTATGCGCGCCCATAAGCCAGTAAGATAGCTTTGTGTATCTGCCGGGCTGGCTCCGTTCCATTTGCTGTTACGGTAGCCCGCTTTGGTGGTGGCGTGGTATTTAGACGGCGCGGTCAGGGTGTAAAACTCCCCGACATAACCGAGTTCATTGCAGATATTTTCAAACCCACGGATGCGGGTCATAAGCTCACAGCGGCGTATCGCAGGGTTAGCGACCGAACCGTCATACTTTTCAATCAGGCTGATTCGGTTGCCGTCCTCGTCTTCGAGCTCTAAGCCCTTCAGAAACTCACGCGTGCGGCGCTTCTGCTCGCGCCAGTCAGTCACGCAGTTTTTACTCGCGTAGGCGTGTCGTTTCTTGCTGACGTTGCCGACTGCAATTTGTAGATGTTCGCGCCATGCCGACGCGACACGACGCAGACGACTACGCCACCATGACTCAGTAAACATACGGATTACTGCGGGGGCGATATCATCTTTGTTGAAGTATTTATTTGTCACGCGATCCCAATGGGGAGGGGTGACATTGAATTGCAGAGAAATAAAACCAGCGTGCATGTACCAGGTGTATAGCGTTTTGAGCTCACCAAAACCTGAGTCATCAATATTTGCCAGCTCAGAACGAATGAAATTAGCGATATCACCGGCCAGCAGGTCAATATCGGCGCGCGACATATCCGGGAGGCGGTTATATCTGGCGACCATATTGACCATGCGGGATGCCAGATATTGCATAAGCCGGGTATCAAAATGACCACTAAAAACAGCGGCTGATACGTTGCTATTGATACCCGCACACTCATATTTTTTTGCGACCAGTTCCAGACGTGGCAATGCCTTTTTGCAGAAGCTGATTAAAAAGGCATTGGCTCGTTGACTGCCCTGATTTTGCTCCAGCACCGCAGCGGTGCGATAAACGTCAAAACGCACACACTCAGGCTGGAGAGAGAGGGCTTTACGCGCATGCAGCAAAGCCGCAATCATTCGATCGCGGCGATGCTCTTCATCATAGGTAAGGTATGGGCTGGATATTGCCGACCGTGGAGCGTTCCACGGATAAGCGTAAGAAATCCCCACGCTCACCCCTTCACTGAAACGGACTGGTCATATCCCCATACACCATCAGGGGAAACTAAAGCGCCCCGAGACAATCCTGTTTGAGGGTCACGGAAAACCGCCAGCCCAATAGGGTGTAAAATCTCTTTATTAATACGGATGATAAGGCCGCGCTCGCTTAATTCATTCCACGATATCCAGTCACAACCTCCGATTTTTTCGCCTTGTTCCATGACGTTAAATGCATCGGCACATAGCTCGCCGATACGCTTAATCTCTGCGGCCATCTCATCAATTGAGGTAATGGCCGACTGCTGGATGTGATGATGAATCAGGCCGGAAATAAGCTGTTCGATTTTCGGATAGTAGCCGATAGTATCGAGCCACTCCTCGCCAGCTTTACGGCCGCTTTTTGCGACCTTTTTCTCGCTCAAAATGAATTGATACTGGTCGCTGTTAATAATCCATTTGTCGCCGATTTCGATGCGGAGGCTCATGCTGCACCGCCTTGCGCTAAAGCTTTAATGACACCCAATGTCATTTTGCAATCTGCTAAAGCACGGTGTGCCTGCCCTTCAACCACAACCCCTTCATGCGCGGCGGCATCGACTAACTTATGCCACTTATAACCGTGATATCTCCCCGGCTCGCCACGATATTCTGCATATAACATCATGGCGCACAGGGAATGATCTATAAATGAAGATAGTCCGTCTGTACCTAATCCATTTAATTCCGCTGTTTGACGAATCAGACGAGTATCATAATCAGCATTATAAATAACGAATCCATAATTAAAGAACAGATTGGCTACTGCACCATGAACATCTTTCCAAGCTGGAGCATGAGCAACCATTTCATTGGTGATGCCATGAATAGCGATAGCCTCATCAGGGATAGGCTTAGTAGGTTTAATCAGCGTATTAAGCATAATAAAACCATTTTTATCAATAATGCAGATTTCAACGATTTCCGCATCGTCACCCAATCCAGTAGTTTCGGTATCAATATATAAGTACCCATCATTAAGCCAACGTTTGGCATGCTGACTAATTGTCGTATTAATAATGCTCATACCGCACCTCCGTTATAGTGTTTACCTTTAAGCTCTGCGATTTCCTTACAGGTGACGCATAGCTCAACGCCCAGGATGGCAATGCGGCGTTCCTCCGGGATTGGTGCTTCACACTCTTCGCAGGTAAAACGAGAAGGCGCAGCGATATGGCTGCGCGCGTTGTTGATAAGGCGCTCGCGTTCTGCCTGCTCGCGCTGCTGTGCGATATCCATTGCGTCGGCCATTAGTGCAGCTCCTGAGATTCGTTTTCGTAGCGGGTGGCTTCGCGGCGTAGCAGTTCAGCCGCTTCTATGGCGCTCATACCTTTGTTAGCGATATGGGTTGCCAGCGCCTCAAGGCGGATGGAAACAGCGAGAGCCCGACCTTTACGCTCTTCACGTTTTGCAATACCGATAACCTCAAGAAGCAGGTCGGTATTTTCTTTAGGTTCTAAAGTTTGTTTATGCATTCTTAATCTCCTGATTTCGGGCAATAAGAAGCCCGGCGGGTTTACGCCATTAATTACGGTTTTATTTAATTAGCTAAAAAGCATTCATGGATGGAAATATGCCGGGGCAAAATTCCACCCCAACGGGAAATTTTATTCATTGACGCAATAATCAGCTTGCGGCGATCCATATCAAAATACTCATATGGCTTACCGACTTCATCAGAGCGAAACGCGCCCGGATTATTTCTGTTAGCAAGCGTTAAAACCACAAACTTAAAATCTTCATCAAGCTTATTGAAATTACGCAGCGCCTTATTTTCTGTTGCCTTCAGTTTTTGATGAAACCGTGCGAAACACTCTTCGCCGGTCATGGTCTTCGGTTGCTCAATAGAACAATCAGCATTGCTAAAAAGCTTGCTCGCCTGGGTGTCGTGAGCTGAAATTCTTTCGTTCATTTTGCCCCCATTAATGCATTTAAAAGCCGCTTAACCGCAGAGACTTTTTTTGCTGTTAAGCCGTTCAACAATTCGGACTGAGAGCTGCAAGGGTGCCACCGCTGCCCGTCGCTACCCATTATCCAGCCGTGCCCGTAGTGCATGGATGGGCTACGTTTTTTGAGCAGAGAGGCGAATGACGGTTCGTTAGTCAACATAACCACCTCAAATCAAACCGAATGACGCGCCGATGCCGCTGACGGTATCAACGACACTCGTCATTGCCGGGTTAGCCTGGATCCGGGCCTGTAACGCCATTGCCGACAGCGACAGCATGCGAATACCCGCGTTTACGCTCGCAATCATGTTTTGCTTACGGGCCGGGGTAAGACGGTCGCCTGAAACGGCACCGCTCGCCAGTTCGCCGAGTTCACTCATTGCGCGCATGATGTAGGATTGCAGCTTCTCTTTTGCCAGTTCGTTTACCGGCACGCATGGCAGACAATGGATCTGCGCCAGAAAACCATCGATAAGGGTCGAGTCTTCGGTCAGGTCTGTCAGCGTCCAGATTTCGCGCGGTGTTAACTGGTGCGGCTGTTCCGGGTTGAGTTTGTTGTAAAGCGTATGCGGCTTGATACCGGCTTTATCGGCCAGCTCTTTCACGTTATGCGTGGCCGCGAATTTTCTGCATGCATCATCAAAGTGTGCATGTGACGAAACACGAAAATCTAACATGCTGTAACTCCCTTTAACTTGCAAAATCAAACTCAGTTGAACGCGCTTTTGTGATTTTCGATGTAACGGCAGTCGATAGCCTGTTGAGTTAACTTGTCGCGCCAGGCTTTCACATTGATGAGAACTCGGCCTCGTTTACTGGCTTCCTCTTTGCTAGAAAAATCTTTAGTGGGAGCCTTTAGAAGAATGCCCTTATCAATCCATTGCCACACCAGACGGTCACTCACACCGCGCGCGGCGGCAAAGTCTTCTACGGTCATGGTGTCGGACATAGCCGAGCGGATCATCGTTTCCACTGCTGGTAGCATTGCGCTAACGATGGCGTTCAACTGCTCAGGGTTTAATAGCAAAGTTTGGATTTGCGAGTCATTAATGGTGTGAGGCATGGTTGATTTTGCATCTGACATATCGCATCATCTCCGGTTGGTTGTAGTGAATTGCATTGACGTGCATCGTGGTTGATGAACGCCAATATAGATCGTAAAAAGTTTTCTGTAAACACCCATAAAGTTATCTATAGGGGTTTTTATGAGTTCTGAACTCGATGTTCAGTGGCGTATTGGTGCTTCGGATGGAGTGTTAGAGCGCCTGATGTCTGCATATGGCGTCAAGATGCAAAAGGATTTGGCTGATCTGCTTGGCATCGCTAAGCACAGTGTCAGCGGTTGGGTACAGCGTGATGCGATACCCGGAAATATCATTGTGAGATGCTGTCTCGATACTGGGGCCGATATCAATTGGCTTGTTACCGGTGAGCTTGCAAATGCGAATTTAGAATATGATTCCTCAAAGCTGAAAGGCAAAGCTCTCTATGACGAGATTATGGGGAATGGAGGCAAGACGGTATTGCGCAGGATACTTGATGCTTACGGCTTTAACATGCAGAAGGAACTTGGTGATTTACTCGGCATTTCTTCAGGAACCATTAGTACGTGGGTTCGGAGAGATTTCTTTCCTGGTGATGTGGTAGTTACCTGTGCTCTTGATACTGGCGTATCTCTTGAGTGGTTAGCGACAGGTAAGGGGCAAATGCGAGATAGCAAGGAAACCCTTGCGACTGAGCTTTCTATTAAAAAATCCCGTCTTGAGTCTGGGGCTCTCAAGGATGCTGGATACTGGCATCCCGATCCCTCAATGATTCCGCCAAATACTAACGATTTGCTTTTTGTTGATGGGGTTAATACGTCTTGGCTTGTCGACTGTTCAGCCTCAAACATAGCTAATGGTCGCTGGCTGATTAGCATTGACGGTGCTCTCGATATTTTTGATGTAATCAGGTTACCAGGCGGGAAGGTTAGATTATCAAATAAATCCGCTGAGTTTGAATGTAGCCTCACTGATATCAAGTCGGTGGGGGTAGTGGTAATTACGTTGGAAAAACACATATAAGGGATCTAATGAAATTTAAAATTATCGCGGCTTTGTTTGTGGGATTGTCGTTTGGGGCGGTGGCCGCAGAAAAAACACAGGATTTAAATGCCGGGGATTTTGGGGAGGATTGGCCTCTAACCTTTGAGAATGCAAAAGTATCATGTGTTAATAAAATGTATGCTTTTGTGTATGACAAGGATACAGATGATAGATATCCACTTAATGGCATGGCAAAAGATGCGGTTAAATCAGGAAAAATGGAAGGCTCTAACTTGGATGACGTCTGGAAGGATAGCCCTGATTATGACGGTGTTAAGATTTCAATTTCACCGTTGATAGAAGCCGCTACAGCCCTTTGTGATTGATTCTCTTTTAGCCTCGGTGTCGCAATGACTATAAGTAAACAAAAAAATGGCAAATGGTTATGTGAGCTTTACCCAAATGGTCGAGAAGGTCGCCGTATACGTCGGCAATTCAACACTAAAGGCGAGGCCGAGGCATTCGAGCTATATACAAAAACCGAGAGCGCGGATAAACCGTGGCTGGGTAAGAAAGAAGATCGCAGGAAGCTAAGCGAGATAATCCAACTTTGGCACAATTTACACGGGCAGGCGTTAGTCGCCAGTAAGTCGCGACTGGCAAAGTTGCAAATTGTTTGTAACGGGCTTGGCGACCCTATCGCATCCCGTCTTACTGCTAAAGATTGGGCTCACTATCGTGACCGCCGACTACGGGGAGAAATTGATAATGGTTATCATAAAGACCCGTCGAAATGGGTTGCGAAGCCAATAACCGTCAACCGAGAGCAACAGTACCTTGAGGCAGTTTTCAACGAATTGAAAAGGTTAGGGGAATGGAGTTTACCTAACCCTCTTGATGGCGTCCGCGTATTCAAGGAAGCCGAGAAAGAAATGTCCTGGCTGACTCTTGAACAGATTCCACAACTTTTATCGGCTTGCCATAAATATGGTCATGAAGACCTTACGACAATCGCGAAAGTTTGCTTGGCCACTGGTGCGCGCTGGGGGGAAGCTCAACGGCTTACACGGCCGCAGCTTTCACCCTATAAATTGACCTTCACAAAGACGAAGGGCAAAAAAAATCGCACCGTGCCGATACCGAAGTGGCTATATGAGGAACTTTCTACGAGGCAGGGGAGAATGTTTAAGCCCTGCTATCAGGAGTTCAAGAAAATGCTGGCGCTTACGGATATCGAGTTGACCGAGGGACAAAAGACACATGTTCTGCGTCACACCTTCGGTGCGCATTTTATGATGAATGGCGGTAACATCCTTGTACTGCAAAAGATACTCGGCCACGCCAACATTCGTGAAACAATGAAGTATGCGCACTTTGCTCCCGACCACTTGGAACAGGCCGTCACTCTAAATCCATTATCATTATCTATTGGCGACAAATTGGCGGCGGAGGTTTCATAA